TGGTGATTTAGATAAATTTTTAGTTGATAATGCAGAATCTATAGAAAGAATTGCAATAGGTTTTGGTACTACACTTGCACAAGCTGTTAAAGGTGTTGCAAACTTTTTTGTTTTTTTAAAAGAAAATATTGATGCAGTAATTACAGGATTTAAAGTTTTGATTGCTATAAAAATTGTTGCATTTTTTATTTCATTAGGAAAAGCAATAGTTCCTGTATTAGCTGGTTTAAGAGGTTTAGCTGGATTATCACTTGTTGGTCTTACTGCTGTTGCGGCTTCTGTTGCGGCAACTGCGGCTACATTTAAAACAATGAACAAAGAAATTGATGAGATGTTAGAGGGTTTAGATAAAGCAATAGATAAAAATATTTCAATGAGAAATACTAATAGAGAAAATGCAATTTTAATGAGAGAATTTAAAAAAGAAGTAGAAGAAACTTTAGTACCAATACATGATTTTGAACATGAATTATCTGTTGCTGTTCCAAGTGCAACACAAAAAGCAATAGATAAATTTAAAGAATTAAACGAAACTTCATTAGAAAATTTAAAAAATAAATTTACAGATATTAGAATGACAATAGTAGAGGGATTAAATGCTGGTATAGGTAGATTTTCAAATGCTTTAGCAAGAGCAATAGTGCTTGGTGAAGATTTAGGTAACGCATTTAAAAAAATGGTGCAAGATGCTTTGATACAGACTTTATCTATTGTTATTGAAATTATTATGAGAATGGCAATACAAAAATTATTAGGAATAGATTTGGACAAAATTGAAAAAAATAGATTAACAACAGAAAAAAATATTACAAAAGAAAAAGCTAAACAAGTTGCATTACAATTAGCATTAGTAGCTTTAGGTGGTGGAAGTGGTGGCGGCTTTAAATTTTTTAACAAAGGTGGTTCAGTAAGGAAAAACCAACCTGTCATAGTTGGAGATAGTGCTTCAGGTAGAGGTGGTGAATTGTTTGTTCCTAATTCATCAGGTCAAATTGTTCCAAATTCAAGATTGGGTTCAATGGGTGGTGGAGTAAATGTCAATTTTAATATTAATACTGTTGATGCAAGTGGATTTGAAGAATTACTTGTAAATTCAAGAGGAACAATATCTCAATTAATAAATCAAGCTTTAAACGAAAAGGGTCAAGGTAATTTAATATAATGTCAGGTGCATTCCCAATATCAAGTTCTGCATTTTCAACGATGGGTATAAAATCTATCCAAAACACAATCATATCTAAATCAGACTCAGGTAAAAAACTTGCAAGACAAATAGATGGTCAAAGATTTGCTTTTACTGCAAAAATAATTGTAGGAAAAAGATCAGATATTTATGGTGAATTGATGGCTTTTATTATGAAACAAAGATCAAGAAAAGAAAATTTTACAATTATTCCACCTGAGATAGAAGATGCTAGAGGAGTTGAAACAGGTACACTTGCTGTTAATGGAAGTCATACTGCTGGAGATACTACTATTGCTATTGATGGATTTGCGGCTGATACAGCAAACAGATTACGCAAGGGCGATTATATAAAATTCAATGGGCATACAAAAATTTATATGGTAATTGAAGATGTAACAAGTTCTTCAGGTGCGGCTACTGTTACAATAGAACCACCATTAACTACTGCATTGTCAGATGATGAAGCTGTTGCATACGATAATATTCCTTTTACAGTTCATCTTACAAGTGACATTCAAGATTTTGGTGTAGTAGGTGCTGACAAAGATGGAAACCTTTTATATCAGTTTGAGTTAGATGTTGAAGAAGCTTTATAATGAAATATAAAGTAAAGTATTGGATTAATGTTGATGCTATTGCAGAAGAAATAATAGACGAAGAACATATCAACTTTAATACCAATGATTTAGGTAAGTATAACGAACCAACAAAAACTGCTAAATTTAAAGTTTTTGATGGTATAAAGATAAACAGAAGAAGTTACGAAAAATATGACGAGATCACTAACAACATCAGTAAAGAACGAACTAACGACAAATGATATTAGACCTGTTCATCTTATCACTATTGGATTTGGAACACCTGTAAATATAACAGATTGTTCTTTCCCACTTACAAGTTCTGTTTCAGGTTCAAGTGTAACATATTCATCATCAGATTTTATTTTAGGAGTTTCTAATTTTACAGAAGAAACAGATGTTACAAAAACAAGTTTAACATTAACATTATCAGGTGCAGATCAAACATTCATATCTACTTGCCTAAATGAAAATGTAGTAAATGATAGTGTAAAAATATTTAGAGGTTTTTTAGATGATACAAATGCTTTGATAGCAGACCCATTTTTATTATACGATGGTCAGATAGATACTTTTACAATTAATGAAAATCAAAATGAAAGCACAGTAAATTTAGGTATAGTTTCGCATTGGGCTGATTTTGAAAAAAGATCAGGTAGAAAAACAAATAATACATCACAACAAAGATTTTTTTCAACAGATGTTGGTATGGATTTTTCAAGTCAAACTGTTCTTGATATTAAGTGGGGTAGACCATAATGCCATTTAAAAAAATATTTAAAGCTGTAACAAAAGTATTTAAGTCTTTAGTTAAAATAATTACAAAACCTTTATCTTGGTTAATGCCAGATATTGATATTCCTGATTTTGGTACAACAGATTTTGATGATTTTGAAAAAGGTATTTTACTCAACAAACAAAGTAATGATGCAAGTATTCCTGTAATTTATGGAACAAGACTTGTTGGTGGAACAAGAGTGTTTATGGAAACTTCAGGCACAGATAATACTTATTTATACATGGCACTTGTAATGTGTGAGGGTGAAATAAATGGCATTTCAGAAATAAGAGTTGATGATAAAGTAGTTACATTTGCATCTAGTTTATCTGATAATACAGAAGTTGAAGTAGCAAGTTCAGATGGTAATTTTTTTAAAGACTCTGCAAGTTTGATTAGACTAGAACCTCATTTTGGTTCTGATGGACAAAGTGCATCAAGTTTATTAGGCACATTATCATCATGGGGTTCAAATCACAAACTTTCAGGATTGGCATATCTAGCAATTAGATTTACTTGGAATCAAGACGCATTTAATAGTATTCCAAACATCACCAACATTTTCAGCTAATCCAGCTTTTTGTTTATTAGATTATTTAAGAAACGAGAGATATGGAAAAGGAATACCAACTGCTGATATTGATTTACAAAGTTTTAGAGATGCTTCAGTTGTTTGTGATACGCAAGTTACACCATTCTCAGGTGGAAGTGATATAAACTTGTTTGATTGTAATGCTGTTTTAGACACATCAAAAAAAGTTATTGATAATGTAAGAGAGTTGTTAAAAGGTTGCAGAGGTTTTTTACCATATACAAGTGGAAAGTATAAATTAATAATTGAAACTACAGGCACAGCATCTATTACACTTACAGAAGATGATATTATTGGTGGATATAATTTAGCAAGTCCAAGTAAAAATGATAAGTATAATAGAGTTATAGTTTCATTTGTAAATCCTGATAGAAATTTCCAAGTAGATGAAGTTCAGTTTCCACCTGTTGATGATAGTGGTCTTACAAGTGCAGACCAACACGCAACAATGAAAACTGCTGATGGTGGTTTTTTATTAGAGGGTAAGTTTGATTTCAAGACATTAACTTCTCCATATCAAGCAGAGGAAATGGCAGAGATAATTTTAAGAAGATCAAGAGAAGCTTTATCATTAGAAATTAATGTAGGATTTGATGCTTATGATTTAGCAATAGCAGATATAGTTAATATTACACACGCATCATTAGGATTTTCCGCAAAAGCATTTAGAGTTATGGGTATTACATTTAATGAGGATTTTACAATATCTTTGACACTTATAGAATATCAAGCAAGTCATTATACATTTGCAAGTAAGACACAAGTTTCATCTACACCATCAACAAACTTACCAAATCCATTTTCTATTCAACCACCAGCTTCAGTAACATTATCTGATGAAATGATTGAATATGCAGATGGAATTACGATTACAAGGTTAAATATTGCTATAGGTGCAAGTCCTGACCAATTTGTATCAAACTATCAAGTAGAAGCAAAACAAAGTACAGAATCAGATTTTAAAATTATTTCTGTTGGTACACAACTAAACCATGAGTTTCTAAATGTTATTGATGGTGCAACTTACAATGTAAGAGTAAAAGCAATCAATTCTTTAGGTGTAAATTCAACATTTACATCTGCAAGTCATACAGTAGTTGGTGCAACCGACACACCATCAGATGTAACAGATTTATCAGTAAGTTTGGTCGGTTCTAATCAAATGGAGTTATCTTGGACTCCTGTAACAGATTTAGATATTTCTTGGTATGAAGTTAGGTTTCAAAATGTTACAAGTGGGGCAACTTGGAATGAAAGTACACCTCTTGCAAAAGTGGTAAGAAGAAAATCAAATGCTTTAGTTGTAAATGCAGTAACAGGCAGTTTCTGCATAAAAGCTGTAGATAAATTAGGTAACAGTTCAGCTAACGCATCTATTGTATCTACTAACATTTCAGGATTACAAAATTTTACAAATGTTTTAACTGTGAGTGAATAATGGCTGATTTTTTAGGAACAAGAGATAGTAATGTTGCAATATCAGAAGATAATGCTGGTAGAAAAGTATTGATCTTAGATACTATAACACAAGTAGATAGTTTAGTTGGTAATGTTGATTCAGCAGAGGGTGTATTTGATTTAGGTGGAACAGACTCTACATCTAATCCAACAAATTTTACAGCTAATGTTCAATCATCAGGTTTTTATGACTTTGCAAATACATTATCGTTAGATGCTGTATATGACACTAATTTAGGTGCAGTTGCTAGTATGAGTTCAGAAGATGAGTACGATTTATTTGATTCAGGTAGAGGTGCATCATTATTTGAAGATGCAAAAGCACCTTTTGATGGTTCACCTGAAATTCAATGTGGTGCAGAAGTTCAAGTTGGATTTGATGATTCTAGTTTATCAAATATAACGACATTTCAAAAAATTGCACAACAAAGCACCATTAAAGGTAGATTTTTTAAATTTAGATGTAAAATAACAAGTGATGATAACAAAGTAAGAGCAAAAGTTCACGAGTTGCAATTTAAGGTAAATATGGAAAAAAGAACAGAGTCAGGAGAAGATGTAGTTTCGAGTGCATCAGGAACGACCATAACATTTACCAATGCTTTTTATGCAACTCCATCAATAGGCATATCGGCACAAGGATTAGTTTCAGGCGACTATTATCAAATTACAAGTAAATCTAAAACAGGCTTTACAATTCAATTTTATAATAGTAGTAATGTTGGGATAAGCAGAACATTTGATTATCAAGTTGTAGGACATGGCTTGAAATCTTAGTAAAAATAAAATAAAAGGAATATATGAGTCAAGTATCAGATGTAGTTTTAGCAAATCAGGGTTTCGCAAGTTTTAGAACTGAATTAAATAATATTTTAGCGGCATTAAATACAATGCACGTTGGAAGTTCTGCACCAGCATCAGTAGCCACAGGCACGATTTGGGTTGATAATGGAACTTCAAATACATTAAAAGTTAAAATTAATGATGGCTCAGATAATATAGAATTATTTAGTATTAACACATCAACAAATGCTATAAGTAGTACAATGTCGGTCACAGGAACAATATCTGAAACAGACCCACAGGCGGCGGCTTTAGCAATTGCGTTAGGATAAAATTATGGCAAATACATTTAAAGTAAAAACAAATGCGGCTATGCCAGCAAGTTCAGGCACACCACTAACATTATACACTTGCCCATCATCTACTCAAACTATTGTAATTGGACTAACACTTTGTAATGTTCACACAACATCAGTTACAGCAGATGTTCAATTAGTATCAGACACATCAGACACAGAAACAAACGAAACAGTTAAATTAATTGATGGTGTTACAATACCAGCTGGAAGTTCATTAGAAGTTTTATCAGGTGGTAAATATGTTTTACAAGCCTCTCTCT